GATTAATCTGGACGTCAAAGAAGCAGGGCAAGTCCACGCTGTCCGCTGGTATCGCGTTGTTCTATCTGATGACAGCCGGAAAACGTGCTGAGGTGTACGGTGTCGCCGCAGTCCGAGAGCAAGCCGCTATCATATATCGTGAGGCTGCAAGTATGTCGCGTACCTGCAAAATGCTCGCGGGTAAACTCAAGGCGTTTGATTCTAAGAAACGTATTTTCTACGGTGCTAATAATAGTTTTTACCAGGCGTTAGCTGGTGAGATGATGGCACGCGGGACGGAGGGCGTTAATCCAAATTTGGTATTGTTCGACGAACTCCACGCGTTCCGTTCTCGCGAATTATGGGAGAGCCTTGCGTACAGTTCCGCAGCTCGACAGGATTCGCTGCTCTTGAGCGTGTCCACAGTTGGCATCGCAGACCAGTCGCTCATCTGGTGGGAGCAATACGACTACACAAAAAAACTGCTCGACGGTTCGATCATCGATCCGCATTGCTTCGGGTATCTGAGACAAGCGGACGAGGATTGTATCGACGACTTTGAGAAGTGCGGCGAGGAGGAGCAATGGTTCAAAGCGATGCCGTCTCTCGGTCACACCGTGCAAGTCGAAACGATACGCCAGCATTACACAGAGGCGAAGAACTCACCGGCAAAGCAGAACGCGTTTCGTCGGTATCTCTTGAACATCCCGACGCAGCAGATCGATCGCGTCGTCCCGATGTCCGAGTGGTACAGTTGCCAGTCCGACGTTCCCGATCTGATGGGTCGGCATTGCTTCGGAGGTCTTGACCTTGCATCTCATGAGGACTTATCGGCTCTGGTTTTATACTTTCCAGCGACCGAGGACGGCGAGCCGGCGTTCGTGTTGTCGAACTTCTTCTGCCCAGAGGATAAAATCAAAGAACGAAAAGCGAGCGGGATGGCGTTTTATTCTCAATGGGTCGACGAGGGGTGGTTGACCATAGCCGGTGGGGCGAGGATTGACGCGGAGCCGATTCAAGATGTGATTCGTGAGGCGTCGGAGTACTATCAAATCGATCAGATAGGCTTTGACCCTTGGGGTGCGGATGCAGTCGTCAACGATTTAATTGAGGAAGGGATTCCACTAGTTGCGGTCGGTCAGAGTATGCGAGGAATGACGACAGGCGTCAGGACTTTGCTCGACGATATTGCCGAGGCAAAGATTCACCATGACGGCAACCCTGTCTTGAGTTGGTGCCTGGCGAATTGTGCAAGCGATGAAAAGAGCGACGGCGGTATCAGGTTCAGTAAGAAAAAATCAGCAGACAAGATCGACGGGGCGGTCGCTCTAGCAATGGCACGCGGGCGAGCAGTCGACAACGCAAACAAATCAAATAACCAACCCGAAATATTCTTTTAAGAGATAACACCCGATGGCGTTACTGAATCGAATCAAGAATCTATTTGTGCAAGATTCAACATATCGCACACCGCACGAGTTCCTTTTCAAGTCCTCGACATACGGGCAAAAGTCCGACTCTGGCGAGGTGGTCACCGAGACGACAGCGATGTCTCTGGCGTGGGTCTGGCAAGCCGTCAGCACGATCAGCAACGACATCGGACGTCTGCCGGTTGTTCTATTCGATCGCTCAAACGGAGAGCGAGAGCGAGCGACCACGCATCCAGCCTACCAATTAATCAAGCGACGACCTAATCCGTATATGACGAGCAAGGTCTTTATGTCGACGCTGACGAAATCGGCACTACTCACAGGCAACGGACTCGCGTGGATCATGCGCGACCAGCGAGGGATACCCATCGAGCTGTATCCGCTGGACACCTCAACCGTCCGGATCAACGTGATTGATAATGAGCCGGTTTATCTTGTTCGCTTCAAGGCAGGCGACGAGGAGACTGCGATCAGGTATCGCGACATAATCCATATAAAAAATATATCCAATAATGGATATTGGGGACTCGACTGCATCACGTACGGACGCAACTCGATCGGACTAGGACTAGCAACGGAGAAACACGGCAATAGATTCTTCAAGAACAACGCACGTCCGTCCGTCGTCCTTGAGACGGCTGGCAACATGGACAAAGAGAAAGCCGATCAACTGCTGGCGTCATGGAACGAGATGCACGCAGGGGCAAACAACGCATACAAGACTGCGCTACTCACTGGAGGCATGGAAGCCAAAGTGATGAGCATCAATAACGACAACGCTCAATGGCTCCAGTCGCGACAGTTCCAACGTCAAGAGATCGCCTCCTGGTTCCTATTGCCAGCGAACAAACTCAACGACACCGCGAGCGTCTCGTATGCCAGCGTTGCCGCGTACAACAAAGCCTATCTAGATCAGACCCTGATGAACTGGATCGTCAACTGGGAAGAAGAACTGACCGAGAAGCTGCTCACGACAAGACAACGCGACGACGATCAATTCAGTTTTGAGTTCATCACCGCGAGCCTGTTGCGTGCCGATCTGCTCCAGCGGTATCAAGCCTATCAGGTCGGGATTGCTTCCGAGTTCCTGAGTCCGAACGAGGTGCGACGCCTGGAGAATATGCCAGCGCGAGAAGGTGGCGACAGCTTTGTCAATCCGAACACCAAAAGCGGCAACGCACCAGAACCGGAACCAGTGCCAGAAGACGCCGAAGCCAAGACGGACATGGAGCCATCATTGCGGGCATTGCTCGCCGATCGCATGGGTCGGATGATCCGGCTCGAAGTCACCAAAGCGAAACAAGCCGCAACGCGTGAAGCTAATTTCATCAGTTGGCTCGAGTTGTTTTATGACACCTTCGGAGAAAAGGTCGAGGAGGCTCTGCGTCCTTGCGTGACGACGGCACAGGCTGCCGGATTCGCTGAGGGCTGTGACGTTCACGAGATCACGCAGACGCACATCATGGACTCAATCGACAGACTGCTCAACGTCACCGAGTGCAAACCAGAAGAATTAGAAACCAAAATCGTCGCGGAAGTCTCAACGTGGGACGTCCGAGCCGATGAGATCATTAATCGAATAATGGAGAAAAGCTGATGCCGAGTAAAATCTATTTATATGGAACTGTGGGATACGATATCGACGCGAGTTATGTGCGGATGGCACTCGACGAAGCGTCCGACGGCGATCTCGAGCTGCGGATTAATAGCGGCGGCGGTGATGTGTTCGAAGGTCAAGCGATCTATTCGCTTCTTGAGTCCTGGAAGACGACAACCGGAAATAGGGTCATCGTATACATTGACGGAATCGCTGCCTCAGTTGCCAGCGTGATCGCGATGGCTGGCTCGGAGATTCAGATGAGCAGCAACGCCTTAATGATGATTCATAATCCGTGGACGCCTGCGGCTGTCGGTGGTGCTGACGACTTGCGTGACCTTGCCAACGTACTCGACAAGATTCGCGAGACGATCGTCACAGTGTACGAAACCAGATCGGGCATCGACCGCGATGCGATTGGTCTGATGATGGACGAGGAAACATGGTTCACCGCTGCCGAAGCTGTAAACTTTGGGTTCGCTGACCAGATCGTCAACGCGTCAGAGGAAACCGTCGCATCTATCAAAGCGTTTAATTATGTCAACGCTCCTGATTGGATCCGTGCTGTTGAGCCTATCGACAAAGCTGCTGCCGAGCCGGTTGCAGTCCGTCGAAGTATCGCCAAAGCGAAACTCGCCGCAGAGCGTTGTTGCAATAAAACCAGTAAAAACTAAAACCAAGGAATAAGCCTAGCACTTATCCAGTTGCGTCGGGTCGATCTCTCATCAGCGATCGCGAGAACAGCGACACCCAAACCTAAAAATCAAAATCAATCACAGAAGGATATTGTCAGATGACACTAGAAGAAATCAGAGAACGCATCGTCGAGATGCAAGAACAAATGCAAGCCGTTATCGCAAACGCTGAAGACCTCAACCGCGAACTAACCGAAGACGAAGGCGAAGAAATCGACGCCATCCTCGAAGAAATCGAGAACAAGTTGCGACCACGCGAGTCACGCATGGAAAAGGTCGAAGCCGAAAAGCAACGCATCGCACTGGCTCAGAAGCCAGCCGTCGAAGTGCAAGCCTCGACCTCGATGCCTGCCGTGCCAAAGACGCACCGCAAACTCCGAGCGTTCGACAGCAACGAAGACGCTTATCGTGCTGGGCTTTGGTTCAAAGCTGCGTTTTTGAACGACAGCGAAGCCAGTCGCCTTTGCAACGACTACGGCATCCTCAACACGGCAACCGAAGGCACGAACTCAGCCGGTGGTTATCTTGTGCCGGATGAATTGTCATCGGCGATCATCGCTGTTCGTAATCGAGCAGGCGTGTCTCGTCAACTTTGTAAAGTTGTCGGCATGTCCAGCGACGTTATGAACATTCCAAAAGTGACCGCAGGATTGACCGTCGATTACCCTGCCGAAGCCGCTGCGATTACTGCATCGGATCAGACATGGGGACAGGTAGCACTCGCAGCCGTCAAGCGTGCCGTGATCGCGAAGACGTCAAACGAGTTGTTGCATGATTCGGTAATCAATGTAATCGACGATCTTGCTGTCGCAATCGGTAACGCGTTCGCTGTCCAAGAAGACAACGAACTTATCAACGGCGACGGAACTTCGACCTACGGTTCAGAGAGTGGAATCCTCGACGCAATGGGAGCCGCTTCAAAGGTGACTATGGCATCGACGAAGACAGCTTTTTCAGATATTACCCTCGCGAATCTGAACACTCTCGTCGGGACTATGCCTGACAAGTACTACGCCTCCGCTTCGCCTGCTTGGTTGATCGGTCGCATTGCATGGGCTGCGAATATCCAGAATCTTGTATATGCGGCAGGAGGAAACACTCTCGGCGATCTCGCATCGGGGGCGGCTCCGCAATTATTTGGTTTCCCAGTCTATATAAGCGATCAAATGCCAGCCGACGCGGTTAGCACTTGCGGGGCGTTATTCGGGAACTTCAACGATGGCGTTGTAATCGGCGATCGCGAAGACGTCGAGATCAGTGTCTCAGAGGAAGCGTTCTGGGCAAACGACATCACAGCCGTAAAGGGTACGACCCGATACGATATAAATGTGCATGACGCCGGAACGGGTTCGGTGGCTGGTGCTTTGGTCGGTTTATTCACAGCAGCAAGTTAGTCCTAAATGGGGAATTACGGAATGACGATACGATTGAAATTTGAAAGAGAATGGCGAGCGTATCGCGCTGCGACAAGTTATGACGTGCCGAAGCCGCTGGCTGACATCCTAGTCAGTCGCGGCTTCGCCGTTGTAGCACCCAAACCAAAACCGAAGGCACGCAAGCGAAAGAAGTCCCCTGATGGCAATGACAAAAACTCGTGACTATGTTTCTGTTGCTCCTGTGTCCAGTCCTGTCACCGTCGAAGATGCGAGATTGCATCTCGATCTTGATGACAATTATTATGATTCGCAACTCGATCGACTGATCGACGTCGCACGTCGCCGAGTCGAACAGGACACCAGACGCAGCCTCATCACACAGACGCACGTCCTATCGATGGATACCTTTCCATCTAATGGAATCATCGAATTACCGACCGCACCCGTCCAGAGCGTGACCAGTGTGACCTACGTCGACACGAACGACGCAACGCAGACATTCACCGAATATACGCTCGATTCGAACAACACACCGAGCCGGATCGTCCTCAATGACGGCGAATCGTTCCCCACAGTCCGCGCACACTACGATGACGTCAAGGTGACGTATGTGTCAGGATACGGCTCAACTGTCGCTAGCGTCGATCCTGTGGCGAAGTTTGCAATTTTAATGCTCATAAGTCACCTGTTCAACTCGCCATCGGTCACAGCTCACGGATCAGTCAATATTGTGCCGATCGGATACGAGTCCCTGATTGATTCGCTCAAGTGGGGTCAATATCCATGAGGCGAATGAAGCAACGCATCACAATCGAGAAGCGATCGACCAGCGTGGACGATGCCGGTCAGCAGTCGACTACCTGGAGCGAGGTGCGGAACTGTAACGCAGACGTCTGGGATCGCGGCGGCACACAAACCAAGATGGGAACGCAAGAAGTCGGCATAATCGATACGGTGTTCATCATTCACTATCCGCGAGAAGACGACTTTCCGACGCCAGAGATGCGGGTCAAGTATGATTATTTTAATCGCAGTCGAACGCTCAATATCATCAGCGTCCAGCACCAAGACGCCAGAGCTAAAGAACTCTGGCTATACTGCAAGGAGGACGTCTGATGCCTATCATCACAGGTCAAGGAACGGGCGCGAGTGTTGGGCTGGAAGTCACAGGTATTCCGGAACTCGACAAGAAGTTCAAGAAGATGGACACGAAGATCAGAAAAAGCATCGGCAAGAAAGCACTCCGACAAGCGACCAACGTGACGCTCAGATATGCTCGGCAGTTCGTCCTCAAAGATACGAAAGCATTGTCAAAGGGACTCAGAACGAGCGCGGCTGATCTGGGAAAAAAGGCGAGGCTCGCAGGCAACTACGGAATGAAGGTGGGAATCCCGAAGGCGAAACGGGCGCAATTGAATTACAGCGTTTACATTGAATTTGATCCTCGTTTCGGTGGCGGGGAGCCGCTGCGGTTTATGGGGCGAGCAGTCATTGCCAGCAAACCGGAAGCGGTCAGAATATTCAAGAGCAAACTGCAAGAGCTAATCAAAGCAGAAGAAGATAAGGCGGTTCCTCGTGGCTGATATAGGCGTCGGAATTAGAACGTATTTTCTCACCAAGTCGGCGATCACCGATCTCGTCGGTACGCGGATTTATCCGTCAGTGCTGCCACAAAATGCCGACCTGCCTGCGATCGTTTACGACGTCATGGGCGGCTCGCCTGATGACGTGCTGACAGGTTCCAGCGGTTCCTATCGTGCGGTCATGGACATCGAGTGCATCAGCACAAACCACATCACCAGCAACGACATCGCGGAACAGGTGCGGCTGGTTACTCAGGGATACTTCGGTGCGATGGGTGACGAGCAATGCAACGCCTGTCGATTGCTTGGACGCTTCGAACAGTACACACCACCGATCGACGGCAGCGATCTCGGTCGGCACGTTGTCGCATTAAGTTTAGAAATCACACACAATCAAACCATACCAACCTACTAACCGAAGGGACAGAAGATGACGCTTAAAAATTACAACGCACAAGGGGCAGCCGTTTCGTTCGGAACGTCCGCATTGACCGGAAAAATTCTGTCAGTGTCAGGCGTCGAACAGTCGCGGAAAGTCCTGGACATCAGTG